ATATAACCTTTGTCCCTTGTTCAATAACTGTAATTAATGATACTGACTTTAATGTACGTAACTCTTTTGAACAGTGGATGAACGGGATTAATCAACACCAAGAGAATACTGGGTTAACACAACCAAGTTCTTATATGGCTGATATGATCGTTGAGCAACTGGATAAAGATGGTACAGTTAAAAAGAAGTATGATATTCGTGGCACATGGCCATCAGCTCTCGGTGAGATTGCTGTTGATTATAGCCAAGAAAATGTTATTGAGGAGTTCACGGTTGAACTACAAGTTCAATATTGGGAATCTAATAAGACAACGTAAATCATCATAATAACTTAAGGAGTGCCCTCGGGCACTCTTTCTTAAGTGTTATAAATAATATTTAAGAAAGAGTGTAAAGGATATTAAATGGCAAAAGACAACAATAGATTATTCGGTTTTAGCTTTAAAAGAAAAGCCGTAGAAGATAAGAAAAAACCCGTATCATTTGCAATAGATAATGAGGACGGTGCATATGAAATTTCTCCCACTGGCGGATACTTCGGCCAGTATATGGACTTACAGGGAGATAGATTCCAATCCGACAAAGATTTAGTAATGAAATACCGTCAGATATCTTCCTACCCGGAAGTAGATATGGCGATTGAGGACATTTGTAATGAAGCTATTACAGAAGAGAGCGGAGTTATTGTTAATCTAAATATGGACACCCTTGAACAAAAGGATACCGTTAAGGAATTAATCCAAGATGAATTTCAAAGAATATTAAATCTAATTAATTTTAAAAGCACAGCATACGATTTATTTAGACGTTGGTATACTGATGGTCGTTTATTTTTTCATGTTATTATTAATGAAAATAAAACAGATGCGGGTATACTTGAATTAAGACAGATAGACCCGACTAGAATCCGTAAAGTTAAGGAAGTTGAAAAGGTTAAAGACCCTAAGACAGGAGCAGAGCTTACTAAAGAGGGAGATGAATATTACATATATCAAGATGAGAACCTACACCAACAAGGAGAAGGTTTACGTATCCATACTGATGCTATTATTCAAGTTAATTCAGGTCTATTAAATGATGAACGCAATAAGGTTATTGGTTATTTGCAAAAAGCTCTTAAACCTTTAAATCAACTTAGTATGATGGAAGATTCTTTAGTCATCTATAGAATATCAAGAGCACCTGAGAGACGTATATTTTATATAGATGTTGGTAACCTACCTAAAGGCAAGGCGGAAGAATACCTTAACAATACTATGAATAGGTATCGCAATAAGATAGTATATGACCCAACCACTGGTAATCTTAAAGATGAAAAGGTTCATCGCAATGTCATGGAAGATTTTTGGCTACCTCGTAGAGAAGGTGGTCGTGGTACTGAGATATCTACTCTTCCAGGTGGACAAAACCTTGGTGAGATTGAAGATGTTCAATACTTCCAAAACAAATTATACAGGGCTTTAAACATTCCAATGAGCAGACTACAAGAAGCTGATGCATTTTCAGTTGGTCGTTCCTCAGAAATTACTCGTGATGAGCTTAAATTTCAAAAGTTTATAGACCGAATTCGTAACAAATTCTCAGTAATGTTTTATGAGATGCTAAAAAGACAATTAGTTCTCAAAAAGATTATTGTCCCAAGTGACTGGGTTAATATAAGGGAAGGCATGAACGTTGAATACTCACGTGATAATTACTATGCTGAACTTAAAGATTCAGAGATTTTAAAAGAAAGAATAGAAACAATTCAGATGATGGACGAATATATTGGTCTGTTCTGGTCTAAAGACTGGGTACGCCGTAATATTCTTAAGTTGACTGATGACGAAATCAAGGATATTAACAAGCAAAACAAAGACGATCCATTGGAGCCTGGCGATATTAACCCAGATTTATCCAATGCACCGATATAATTATTCCTGAAAATAACATTATTATAAATACTATACAAGGATTATGAGTACAAGAAATTTAATTGATAACATAAAGAAGGGTGACGCACAAAAGAGCAATAATGTTTTTAATAGCATTATGCATGACAAAATTTTGAATGCGTTGGATACACACAAACAAGAAGTTGCTTCAAAGATGTATGGAGCATCTAATAATGATACTCCAGTAGCAGAGGAACCTGCGGTGGAGACACCAGAAGAGGAAACTGCTACAGATGCTAACGTTTAAAGAATCATTTAATGAAGTAATAGAAGCTAAATTAAAGTTACCCCCTGGTGAAAAGGTAGCCAAGCACTTAACCAAGCTTGGAAGAAAGAAGAAAACTACAGCAACCATTACAAATAAATTTAATTTGTATATTGATGGTATAAAGATGGACACCTATAAAAATATGAAGAGTGCTGAGAGTTCTTTAAAAGATTTCATAAATTTAATGGGAGCATAAATGAAGCTAATTACAGAATACACAGCCCACCAGTTGGGATGCGTTATAGAAGAAGGCAAGAATGGTGGTAAAAATACATTCTTAGAAGGTGTGTTTATGCAAGCAGAAAATAAGAATAAGAATGGTAGAATTTATACCAGGGAAGTTCTTACAAGCGCCGTTGACAGATTTGTTAACGAGCAAGTTATTACAGGACGTGCAGTTGGTGAATTGAATCACCCTGACAGTCCTTCCATTAATTTGGATAAAGTTTCTCACAGAATTACCGAACTTAAATGGGATGGTAATAATGTGATGGGAAAAGCACTTATTTTAGATACCCCTATGGGTCAAATTGTTAAAGGTTTGGTTGAAGGTGGCGTCCAACTTGGAGTGTCAAGTCGTGGTATGGGAAGTTTGGATTACAAAGATGGTGCCAATTATGTTAAGGATGATTTCATGCTTAATACTATTGACATTGTACAAGACCCATCAGCTCCTAATGCATTTGTAAATGGCATTATGGAAGGAGTTAATTGGGAAGATGATGGCGCAGGTCATTATGTTAAAGTCCAAGCATTTGAAAAAGGTGAGACAGAAGTGATAGAGTCCAAGGTTCGTTTCTCAGAAGAGAGACAAACTAAAGGTTTTGAGCATTTCCTCTCTGAACTATAATCTCTAAAGGAGAATACAATGTCTGAAATTAAAGACGAGAGTATTGACGAAACTGTAGATGAGGTTATTGTTGAGGATACGCAAGTAGAAGCTCCGGAATTAGATATTCCAGAAGCGCCTCTAACAGCAGCTCGTACAGTATCAGCAATACAAGCTTCTTTGGCTGAAATGTCAAAAGAGGGCCTTGATGAAATCTTTGAAGCAGCGGAAAAAGCTAAGGCGAAAGCTAAAGTGGAAGACGATGAAGAAGAAGAGGACAATGAAGGCGATGAAGACGAAGGAGATGTAGAAGTAGAAGGTAAGAAGGACTCTAAAAAGGAAAGTAAAAAATCCAAAGATGAGGCCAAAAAAGTAGAAAAGGAAGACCTTAAGAAGGAAGACCAACCTGCTAACAAGACAACGCCAATAAAGAAGAAGAAAGCGAAAGCTGACGACGGAAGTGAAGGCGATGTTGTTGAGAAAAAAGGTAAATTTAAGGAAGACCTAGACGCACTAGTTAAAGACGAGGACACATTGTCCGAAGGATTTAAAGAGAAAGCGGCTACTATCTTTGAAGCTGCATTAAATTCAAAAGTAAATGCTGAAACAGCAAAATTGGAAGAGCGTTATGAGTCCGATTTGGCTGGTGAAGTTGAAGCTATTAAAGAAGATTTAGTTGACAAAGTAGACGGGTACTTAACGTATGTTGTTGAAAATTGGATGAAGGATAATGAGGTTGCTATTGAGCATTCTCTGAAGTCTGAAATCACTGAATCATTTATACAATCACTAGGTCAGTTGTTTGCAGAGCATCACATCAATGTTCCTGAAGATGCAGGAGATATCTTGGATAATCTATCCGAGGAAGCTAAAGATGCTAAAGCTCAGTTAAACGATGCAACCGAAAGAAATATTGAATTGGCAGAGAAGGTTAAGAGCTATCAAAGACAAGACATTATTAGTGAGGCATGTAAAGGTTTGGCCGCAACCGAAACTGCGAAATTGACTGAATTGGCAGAGGCTGTTGAAGCTGATGACAATGAGCAATTTACAGCTAAAGTAGCTACAATTAAGGAATCTTACCTTAACAAAGATACCCCGGCGGAAACATCAGAAGTTGATGCAATCACCGAGGATTCACAAGAACCCCAAGTTGTTACTGCTCAAATGCAGAAATACTTGGACGCGATGGCGCGAACTTAATCAATCCATAGAAAGGAGAATTTTAAATGGAAGAAATTAATCAAGTACAATTGCAGGAAAAATGGGCTCCTGTTCTTGACTCTTCAGATGCCGGTAAAATTGTTGACGCACACAAGCGTTCAGTAACTGCCGTAATTCTTGAGAACCAAGAAAAAGCTTTCGCTCAAGAAAGTGCTCAACTAACTGAAGCAGCAGCTGCCAATAAAACTGGCGGTGGTGTTGATAATTGGGACCCAGTCCTAATTAGTTTAGTTAGACGTTCTACACCTGCTCTTTTGGCATTCGATTTAGTTGGCGTACAGCCAATGACTGGTCCTACTGGTCTTATCTTTGCTATGAAGAGCCGTTATGGTACTCAAGGTGGTACTGAAGCATTATTTGACGAAGCTGACACAAGCTTCTCAATGGGTGCTGGTTCATCACCTTCTGCTACTGTTAGTGCAGATATGTTTGCTGGTGACTCAGGTGATGCTGACGCAGTAGATGACTACACTCCAGGAGCAGGCCTTGCTACAGCCGACATGGAAGCATTGGGTACAACTGGTGGTACAGCTATTCCTCAAATGGCGTTTTCAATCGATAAGACTACTGTGACTGCAAAGTCTCGTGCTCTTAAAGCTGAATACACAATTGAATTAGCTCAAGACCTTAAAGCGGTACATGGTCTTTCTGCAGAAACTGAATTGGCAAACATTTTGTCAACTGAGATTCTTGCTGAAATGAATCGTGAAATCATCCGTACAATTAACCTTAACGCTGTGACTTCAACTCACGCCTACGGTACTGCTGGTACATTTGCTGTTGCAACTGATGCCGATGGTCGTTGGTCTGTTGAGAAGTTCAAAGGGTTGGTAACTGCAATAGAGCGTGAAGCTAATATTATTGCTGTTAACACTCGTCGTGGAAAGGGTAACTGGGTGATTTGTTCACACGGTGTTGCTGCAGCTCTAAATGCTGCTGGCGCTCTTGATACTGGCTTAGGTATTACTGGTGGCGATAACTTTGACAGTGATGTCAATGGTTCTCTATTTGCTGGTACTATCCACGGTCGTACTAAAGTGTATATTGACCCGTATGCTGGTTTAGACTATTTCACAGTTGGTTATAAAGGTTCAAACCCTTATGACGCTGGAATGTTCTATTGCCCATACGTGCCATTAAGCATGATGAAAACAATTGGTGAGAATGACTTCCAACCACGTATCGGATTCAAAACTCGTTACGGGATGGCTGACAATCCATTTGTTACAGCGGGTAAAAACGCTAACGTATACTACAGAAAAATTAAAGTTACTGGAGTATAATACTTTAAAAAGTATATCTAAACCCGCCGCAAGGCGGGTTTTTTTTACGTATAAATAGTTATATGCCAAACTTTTTAAACCCATCGTCATTTGTATTAACACTGGATAGCCAGACTTATTCTGGTGCAGAGTTTACTATTCAAACAATGGTGTTACCAGATGTCACAACTACAGGTGCACCTCTACAATTTAGGCAAATTGATGTAGGAAGAGCTGCAGATAAAATTGCATTTGGTACATTTGAAATATCATATCTAATTGATGAAGACCTTTTAAATTATAAAGAGATATTTGATTGGATGAAATCAAATGTTGAATCAGTTCATACAGCAACTAATCATGTTAGGGATTTAACTCTAACTGTAATGAACTCTGCTAATAATGTCACCAAACAAATAAAATTTGTGGATGCTTATCCAACAAGTATTTCATCTCTACCATTTGATATAACCACAACTGATGTAGAATATTTGACTGCAGTTGTAATGTTTGAATATTCCTATTATGAGTTC